CTAAAATCCTCACCTAAATATGTCTTAGTTTCAGGGTCATGAATACAATCAAAAAAGTTCCATAGATGAGGTCTATTTACATACTCACCGTTAATAACTGTCTTTTGAACTATACCTTTATCTGGGTAATGTTTAATCATTTTATCAAATACTTCTCTTTTAATCATCATGCATCCCGTTGGACTATGAGTTACTTCTATTACGCCTTCAGTAACAATAATATCATTAGTATTTGCAACTCTCATAGGATAACTATTAGTCCACTTATGAATATCAGAAGGTTTTTTAATATCTCCTTTTTTGATTGCTTCAAAAGCTTTAACCCAATTAAATGTTTTCAGTGGGTATGGAACAGAGATAATATCTTTATCTCTATCAATCATTTTAAATACTGTTTCAGCATTAACTAAAATATCTGAATCAACAAATAACATATGTGTCATACCTGATTCTAAAAATCCAGATACACACAAATTTCTACCCTGTGTAACTAAAGAAGATTTCAATAATTGAAATTGTATATCAACCTTTTTTTCCATACACATTTTTTGTAGTTCAAGTAAACCTTGTGCATAGTGTATTGAGCAATCGCTGTGAACTGGTGTTGCAACAAATAAGGATATCTTACTTTTCCGTTGTCCGGTATTCTTTATCCATATTGGTTTGATACGTTTTTCATATTCAGAAGGCTCAGCTTCCTTGTTGTTTGACGGTGTAACCTGGACATCTTTTAAAGTTTGATAAGTGTCTTCGTTTATATATGTCTTATTTCCTTGCATTTAGAGCTCCACGTAAAAAACTTTCCCACTCTAATCCCTTTTTCGTCCAATTATAAAATCGTTTATAAAACTTTTGTTGTTCTTCCAAATGATCTTGCATAAAATCTTGATGTAGATAAGTTGCAGCAACTTCAATAGCTGCAGCAGTATCTCTAGCCATTCTCTCATTATCAGAATCATAATTAACGTATACAGGCCACTCAGCACAGGTTTCATATAATGCACCAAAGTTATTAGTTATTACATGAACTCCAGCAGCAAGAGCTTCTAAAGCTGATGCACAAAATGTTTCTTCAAAATTACTAGGGTAAACATACAAATCATAATCTGTAATATGTTCTAATATATATTCATTTGGTTTATATCCGATGTAATTTACATTAGGCATTTGTTTTGCTTGATCATACAAAGGTTCAAAATCTTTTTCGTTTTTGCTTGAAAAAGCATCTCCATACACTTGTGCAGAACTATAAACATCTAAGGTGATGTTGGGATTTTTAACTAATTGCATTGCAGCTAACAACACATTTAATCCTCTCCACGGTGTGTTGTGGTGTAGTATTTTTATTGGACTGCCTTCTTTATATATTTTTCTTTTAGGAAAATTATTTATTCCGTTTTTAATAACTACACATTTCTCTGTTGGAATACGAAAAAAGTATCTAAATTTTTCATAGTTCCAGTGACTGTTAAAAACATACCAATCATATTGCTTGTGGTTATTAGGATCAGCAAACCAATGATAAAGATTTGATTGATCATATGAATTTTTTTGCCAAAGTATATTTAGCTTGTTTGGATCGATGGGTACTTTACCTGGAATAGAAGTGCATATTTGAACTTGATCGAGCAAGTCTTTTGGGACATGCTTTTCGAGTAATTCAAATTGTAGCTCAGTGGCTCCTCGGGGTTGCATTATTCTTTTGTTTTAGCACCCATAGAAACTTTTGTCACCTTTATTTCGAGGTCTTGTCTAAAATCATCCACAGAAGTATCAGTATTGGGATCAGCAACATCAGCATCAAAATCAGCTTTACTAGCATAAACTTGCCCTGTTCTTTTATGTTTAATAATTTCTTTTGCTTCTGCAGGTATTTTTATTATATCACTCATTTGTTTTTCTCTCCTCTATAACTCCGTGTTTTGTTCCATCTCCGTATTTTTTAGTAGCCTCATTTATAAGTTTTAAAAGAACAGCGGAGTGTTTATAACTACTATAAGCATCCAATTTTATAACTCCTTTTAAAAATAAAAACAATCTCTCCTTAAATGAAAGTTTAATTTCTAGTCCTTTTTTTCCAAAAATATAATTCATTATTGTTTTCTTCCTTGTTTGTTGTATGGCTTATAATCTCTTTTCTCATTTTTGTTAAGTCTTTTTTTGTGACGACCTGGACGTTTCCTAGGTTTATCTCTTTCTACAAAGTCTTTAAATTTTCTAGCCATTTTCCTGTGATCTATTTATCAAGGCATAAGATATTACACCTTTAACTACACTTGCTGTAGCTGCTTGAAATTTTAAACCATCACTTTCCTCTAATATTAAAACTTGTCCCGCAGCTTGATCAGTTTGATCTGCAGTCATACTTTTATGATAGAATTCATAATCAGTTGAAGCTGAGTTATCCCTTAAATACATTTCAACTAAATTGTTACTGTTATGTTCGTTAGTTACAGAAATACTTTTAACTAGTGCTCGTGATGATGCATCAATAGTAAGAACAGTAGTTAAGTTTGTAGTATTTAAAAAGAAACCTTGATTTTTATATTGTATTGTCATGCTAAAAAGAAGTTAAAGGTATCCTGTTCATTTTTCAAGTCCTGTTGATAAGATGTATTTAACTTATCTTGCATGGTTCGTAAAGACTGAGTTACTTGTCTTTGATTTTCCTCTGTATACTCAGGAGTTGGTTCCGGTATTACTATATCTACTCTAGCCATTATTAATATCCTGAGTGTAATCCGCCTGCTCCACCACTGTGTCTTTCAGATCTTGGTGATGGTGAAGGACTTGATTTTGGAGCTGAATAATCTGCTCCTCCTGGTCTATCATTTCTACCTCTATCTTGATTGGTAGGTTGCATGTTTGTAATTCTAGGTGAAATAGTAGTGTCTTTAAATCCCTGGCTGTCCGCAATAATATCTCTAGCAATTGCTTTTTCAGCTCTCTTGCCTCTTAACAAACCTGCAATTCCTTTTACTGAATCAGGTAGTATAGAACCTACTGTAAAAGCTGCAGAAAGAGGATTGCTAAAACCAATAAGATTCGAGCCTACTGCTGATTTTAACAAATTTCCTTTTAATCCCTCTAGTCCTAATTTTTTAATCGCGTAATCTGTTACCATTTTTTTACCAACATTGACTGCCATTCCTTTCATATCAATTGGTGGATTATCTTGTACAAGTGTATCTTGAAACATAATATCTTGGTTTACAGGAGTTGAATTAAAAGCCGCAATACCATCTGCAGGAGCTGATGGTTGATAGCCACTAAAGTTAGGGTCCTGTGCTATAGCTCTTTGTTGCTCTAAAATTCTTTGTGTAATAGGGTCCATTATCCTCTCATTCCATCAGGTTGTACGTCAGCTCTAAAAGTACCATATCTCCAACTTTGATCTGTTGAAAGGTTAGCTACTTTCACACTTGCAAATCTTGATCTGGCACGTGTGTCTACTTTATCAGTAGAGCTTGTAATTGTAAATGGCCCTAATGGTGAGCTCGCTGCTGTGCTTGTTGGGTAGTCTCTTAAATTAATTGTAATTTCAGCATTGCCTACAAGTCTTTTAAAATCAGGTATAAATCTTCTAATACTAATAAAGACCTCTCCGTCAGCTAAATTAAAATCACCAGATTGAATAAATGCGGGTATTGCTGTTTTAACTCCAGTTGCACTAACTTCATTATTACCGACTTCATGAGCATAATAAGTAGATGCCCCATTAATATTAGTTACGCCTTGAATGGTTGGGAATGTAGGAGTACCTGTTGCATTAAATTCTGTAGCGTATGGGTTGTCATACAAAGTTGAATCTTGCCAAGAAGTTCTTGCTAAAGATCCTGTAGTCCAAGTATTTTCAGTGTAGTTATATGTTACCACTCTATCAATATAATTTGAACCAGATTTAGGATAAAACCAATTTATTTCCTCATACAAATGATTTAACCCTGCATACACTTGTTGACCATTATTATAATTAATTCCTAAGTTATCACCAGATTCAGTAAAAACAAAATCTTCAACTAAACATGGAACTGATTTAACTGTTCCATCATATACAAAAAAACCTCCTGCTTGTCCCATCCACCAAACTCTTCCATTAACATAACGTAGAGCGTGTTGACCTATTAATCCACAATTACTTCCGACCTGCCTTATTGAAAAAGTAAAAGGTGGTCCCACAAATTGCATTACATATGCTGAAGTATCTGTTAAAATTAAAATATAATCTTTACCTTTTGCTGCTCCAATGATTCTTGTACCACTATCTAATCTAAATGTACCCGCAGTATTTACTGATGTAGGTGCATAATCAGATAAATTTTCTTGATCGCTAAATCTTATAAACATTGGGTCTTGAGTCGAGGGTGTTCCAATTGTCGTTTCAGTTCCAAGAACAATTAAATGTCTATCTCTTTCAGACACGATTGACATAATTGAATTAGTTGGTGCGTTAGATATTTCTGTCGCTCTTGTAGTCAAAGCATTTATATTTGCATTAATAGGATTCCATTCAAAAGTTTTACCATTTTTTGCTGTTGCAATCAGCTTTTGTCCAAAATGATCAAGCGACCAATTAGATGATTCAAGGAATACCGAGGAGCTTAAAGATGCTTGTCCCCATGCAGTGTAAATTTCAATTGAGGATCCGTCTGCATGTGCTGATCTTGTTCCTGCAACATCTCTAGTGATACCTGTTAATGTGGTTGGTGTAATTCCTGTGTAAGAAATAAATTCAGCTCCTACTTTTATAGTGCCTGCTGTTGGAAAGTTTGTAGTTGATGCAACTACTATGGTTGTCCCTGATCCACCTGTTCCCGCGGTGTCATCATTGAGAGCACCGTTTAGAGTAGAAGTAATACCAGAAGCGCCGCCCCATGTGGATGTTCCCCAACCAAAACCTGAAGTTGGAAGTGCTGGGCCAAGCTTTATGTAAGGATTAATTGTTGCAGCTCCACTTGCAGCAACAGAGGTACCCGCATTAGATGCCATGGTAATTGTAAAAGTATCAGTAGTAGGTGTAGAAATAACTTCAAAAGTATTTGTTGTAAAATCAGCAGCAGAGTACCCAGCTCCTACTGGAGGTGTAACTGAAGTAAAAGTAAATAAATCTCCAGTAGATAATCCGTGTAATGTTTTATTAACAGTGACAGTAGGTGATGTATTTACTGTAGTAAAGGTCGCCCCAGTTATTGCAGATTCTAAAGGAGTAATATCATAAAAAGCTTGCTCATAATAAATAACCAATAGCTTACTAGTCCCTAAAGCAGCATAACGTCTTGTGTCTAAATCAGCCCAAACTAATTGATCTCTAACAGAGCCAACTAAAGTTGAACTTGTAATTTGTTCCCAACCACCAATTTTTTCAGGAGAACCATATCTAAATCTGACAAAATCGCCATCTGTCCATTGACCTGCTGCTCCTGTTTCAGTCACTTGTTTATTAAATCCTGGTGCTATTTGTACATTTGTTAAAGGCATATTGTTATTTTACAACAAAAATATTAGTTAGTATAGATCAGCTATTTAGATACAATTATGTTCCATTCTAGAGAATCAATTAATTCTTGAATATATACAGTATTTTTTTTATTATTTTTTATATACTTATGCAACTCTTCTAAATCAATAATAATCCATTTATCTTTATATTCTAAAACTATCTTATCTGCTTTTGACTGTGTTTTACCT